AAATGGGCAAGGCTGCTTCTTTTATGGATGTTTTCATGGCTGTTGCAGCTTATGCAAAAATGTACTCCAAGAAAAGGAGTGTAGTTATGGATTTGTATCGCATTATTAATGAAGTTACGACCACGTGCCCTACCGAGGACACTGAGCCACATGGGTTGCAAGATTGGACTGGGCGAGACATTATGACGAAATGGGATCTATTTAAGACGAACACTATCTTTAAAAAGATCTCATATTTGATTTCAGCAGCTATGTCGTTGACTGTTTGTACGACAAAGCAAATTGAATGGAGTCCCTTTGGGCTTCAATTAATTTCTTTAGAAGCTGCGAAAGAACAATTGAAGGCCGTTGATGTAATCGATGCATTGGTGAAAACCTTTGTGTGGGTAAGCGAAGTCGGCTGGAAATGTTTTGAGACGAAGTCTGTTGCGCCAATTTTATATTCTGATGTAAAAATTCAGGAATATAATGAGGATTGTGATTTTGTCCTTGCGAAAGCTGACGCTGCTATCGCGGGTAATATTGATGATCTTGGTGCTTTTGAGAACAAGTTGAACGAAGTTTTCAAAAAGACCTGTATTATGAAATCAGCGAAAAATGACGGACCCACTGCACTTTGGTTGCAGAAACGATATACCGAGCTTGTTGCTATTATGGAAAAATTAGCGGCAAAACGGAAAAATACCGACATTCGTTTCCAACCAATCGGATTTTCTCTTCACGGAGCCACTTCTGTAGGTAAAACTACACTTGGGAAATTAACCATGACCCAATCGCTTGCAGCGATGGGGTTTGTAAATGGTAACAATGAAGTAGATGATTCGAGAATTTTGACAATGGACATGTTTGATAAGTATAATTCCACATGGACTTCTGATGTTTTGGGAGTTTTTATGGATGACTTGAATAATACTAAATCGGATTTCCAACGGGATAATCCGCATACGTCCGTAATTATTAAATTTTTTAACAATGTTGCCGCACAAGCAATTAAGGCAGAGTTGAATGCGAAAGGTGTTGTTTTTATTGATTTCAAATGCGGAATCGTTACATCTAACGTGAAAGATTTAGGAGCACGGCAATATAGTAATTGTCCAGAGTCGATTTTACGTCGATTTTTCCATGTAGAAGTCGTGGTTCGCGATGAATATCGCAAACCTGGCACTACAATGTTAAACAAGAAACACCCTGATATTAAGAATTCAACTTCGTTGATTCAGGATATTTGGGAGTTGACTGTCGAGGAAATTGAAACGTTTGAGGTCGGGAAAGATAAGACAGATTTCCGTTGGAAGATTATGGAAGTCGAGCTTGATGATGGTCGCAAGATTGTTTGTGATAAAATTCGTTTGGAAGATTATCTGGACGTAATAATCCAGTTATCTAAAGAGCATAAGGAAGAGCAAGACGGTCTTATCAAAAAGTCCAGGGAATCTGCTCGCACTAAGTTTTGTGAGAAGTGTAAGAAGTTTCCCGAATATTGCAAATGCGTTAAAGCGCAGGATACGGAACCACATGCCGCTGATGTTATTGCGGGCATTGTGGCCGATGCAGGTAGGAAAGCGATTGATTCTTATATTAAATCGTGGACCCGACCTGTTGATCTTGTGAATTGGTGTGTAGGATTTTCACCAATACGCAAAATGGCTACCAATACACTTGCTAAGGAAATACAGCAAGAAATGAATGATAAAGGTACGCCACTACTTGTTGCGATAACGCCGAACTGGTTGTTTAGGACTTCAACCTTTCAACGTTCGGTATATGCCTGGCAGAGTGCTGCTGCTTATTATGATATTCGCAGACCCATGAGAATTATGGGTGCGGCTGGCTTATCCATTTTAGGATATGGTATTGCACGTCAAAATAAGGCGGTAGCTGGTACGGGAATAGCGTCGTTATGGACTACGACATGCATGGGTTATTTCATGCATCAAGTGCGGGTGAAGAAAATTCAGCAGAAATATCTTCAAAAGCGCGACGCTCTCCCAGAATATGCAAAAAGGGTAAGAGATGGTAAATTTCCTAAGGGTGTACTCTTTGTGGCCACTATGGCTTTAGGAGTTAAACTTATTAAATTATGGAACGATAACCGCTTGAAGACGCAACCTCAGGCTATGACGCCGGAGCAAATTGATGCGCAACCAGGTTGGTTTGGATATATGATGAAGCAAATCGGTTGGAAATCTTCATCCTCTGTACGGGGTGCAATCCCCGCACATGTTTTGAGGACAGGAGAAAAGAACCAAGGATGGTGTAATTTTAAACGATCTGATGGTTCTGAAACCGGCTGCAATATAATTTATCCAGAAAAGGGTTATGTATGGTTTCCACTACACATTTTTTATCCAAAGTCCAATATGAATGGAACTCCTTGTGAATTTGTCCGCGGTGAAGTTTACCGCAGTCAGGATAAGAAGACAAGTAAGTTCAAATTCATTGCCCAACTAAATCATAATGCTGTGTTTGTTAAAGGATTAGACATGGTAGAGTGTTTTGTTGAGCGTTGTCCGGACATTGCCTGTAATATTAAGAAATTCTTGCCCATAAGTGTCACCAAAGGAACTTCGGTTTGTACAATGATGATGCGAGATAAAGATGCTGAGCTCGACCACGAGAAATTTATGGTTGAGCACGGTATTTATGGACATAAATATCTTGAAATGGAAGGCGGATGTTATACCACTTTTAGGGCCAATACTGGTACTTGTATGTCAATGCTTGTTACTGAGGAAAAACAGCCTGTAATTGCTGGGTTCCACATAGGTGGAAATCCTAGTAAGAGATATGGTGTAATGATGACCGTGACACAGGGTATGGCAGCGCAACTTCGGGAAAAGTTGTTGGCGTTGCCAGGAATCCGGGGAATAGCGGCTCCGACTGAGATTCCAGAAACGCAATATGGTTTGCGTGTAATTGAATCGTCGGAAGTCCATCCAAACGCTAAGTTTATTAAGGAATTGGATGACAATGCTGCTATTGACGTGTTGGGATCTACTAAGCTCAGAGCTGAATCGAAGAGTAAAGTGGTTCCATCAATTCTTCGGAAGGACATGGAGGATCTCTTTGGGATTACGAATTCTTGGGGTGCTCCAAAGTTAAGGCCTAATTGGAAGGCATATAATGAAACTTTGAAGCATATCATTAACCCGTCGGAAATGTTTGTTCCCTCTTTATTACAGAGGGCGCGTCGGGATTATATGAAACCAATTTTGAATTTCGCTAAGGATTTGAACAAGACGGAAGGTGTTCGTCCTTTAGTTTTAAAAGAGATCATTATGGGTATACCAGGAAAGCGATTTATTGATGCTATACCAATGGACACCAGTATAGGTTATCCTTTGTTTGGTGCAAAAAAAGAAGAAATTCACCTACAAGATGGTTGGTGAATTTTGTGAAGATCGCATTCCTGATGACGACATAATTGTGGAGTATGAGCGTTGCTTAAAATGTTGGGAACGAGGTGTACGAGCCTATCCCGTTACTACTGCCACTTTAAAAGATGAACCAACGAAGTTGGATTCAGAAAAAGTGCGCGTTTTTCAAGCAGTTGCTTTAGCCCAAGGTTTAGCACTTAGGCGATGGTTTTTACCTATTGCTAGAGTGTTGTCGCTTTGTCCTACACTGTCGGAGGCTGCCGTAGGCGTTAATGCATTTTCCCAGCAATGGGATGAGCTTATGACGCATGCGGAAAAGTTTGCTGATGATGGAAGAGTAGTTGCATGGGATTATTCGAAGTATGATGTTCGGATGAATTCCCAGCTAACTTATGCAGCATTACAATGTTTTATTGATATTGCAGAAGTTTGTAACTACAGTGAGTATGATTTGAGAATGATGAATGCTATGATTGCAGACGTTATTCATCCATTGATTGATTATAATGGAACAATGATTATGGCTTACAACATGAACACGTCTGGGAACAACATTACTGTAAATATCAATAGTGTTGCTAATTCTTTGTACGTGCGCATGGGTTTCTTCCAGGCTTGTCCAGAAGTGGATGATTTTAGACAAGCTGTAGCGGCAATGACCTATGGCGATGACTTCAAGGGAAGTGTCGCAAAAGAATACCGGTCTCGTTTCAATTTTCGTGTTTATAAGGACTTTTTAGCAGAACATGGAATGAAGATAACGGAACCGAAGAAGACGGACGCGGTGACGGACGATCTTTCAATCGACGAAGCTGATTTTTTGAAGCGGATGTCGGTTTTCATCCCAGAGATTGGAACACGTCTTGGCGCATTATGTAAATCGTCAATGCAAAAGTGTTTATTAACCAATCTTAAGTCGAAGACGGAGACTCCTGAAAAAGTAGCAATCTCGTGTATTGAAACTTATATGCATGAGTTGTTTGCGCATGGGCGGCAGGAGTATGAACATGACCAGCCCTTAATTAAAGAACTGTGTGTACGGGCGTTGGACTTTGTCCCGCCTGCAGTTGCCTTTTCTTTCGATGAACGTGTCGAAATGTGGAAGGAAAAGTATTTGTAAATATATCGGATACCATAAATTGTACATAAAAGGCTTTATATTTATTTGTTTATATTATATGTTTATATTTTATATTTTTATTTTATACGTATTTCACGTTTGTATGTTGTACAGGTGCATAAACGATTGAAAGTTTTCCTAATTTTAATGAATATACGTTCTCGTGTCGAAAGCGAGCTTATCCAGGAAGTGCCTGGACATCATTGGGTGGCATGGTAAGGCCCCAAGCGTCGGACGACGCGCCTTCTGAGAGAACGAACCTATCACTATGGGGTTTGTTTTCGTCAATTACTGCTTATGTCGTGTATGCGATCTATAAAGATTTGCAACTCGACTGGCCTACAATTGCAGAAGTACGTAATCTACGTAGGAAGCGCTTAAGCGCTGCCGACGTTGATCCACATAGTGAAGAATTGCCTGTTTCTGTTCCATCGGATCAGATGGGATCGCAAAACGTAAAGTTTGTGGATACGCATCCCGGCTTTATGCAAGAAACACCTGGTGATATCGATCATATTCGAGATGCTGCTCTTGCGAGCGACGCTACTTTGGACGAGTTCTTTAGTCGTCCATTACGAATTCAGTCATATGATTGGGCTGTTGGAGCTACTTTGTACCAACGCTTTAATCCATGGCAGGATTATTTTGAGAATGTTCGAGTAATTAATCGTATCGCCAATTATAAACTTATGAGAGCGAAATTGCATTTGAAATTTACTATTAATGGAAATGCATTTCACTATGGACGTGCGATTTGTTCGTATAGTCCATTGCCTAATGACGACGATATGACCATCGACCGTGCGTTTTTGGACGCCGATTTGGTTGCTGCTAGTCAAAGGCCTCATGTTTATTTGGACCCGACCAATTCGCAGGGTGGCGAAATGAAGCTACCTTTCTTCACATACAAGAATGTTTTAGACATTGTAGGTATGGATTGGAGAGATATGGGAGAAGTCGTAATCCACAGTATGCAAGGTTTGAAGCATGCTAATGGAGCAACGGATTCTGTCACTGTGAATGTTTTTGCGTGGGCTGAGGAAGTTAAATTCGCTATCCCGACAAATTTTGAACCGGGAGCGATTGCACCACAAGCCGACGAGTACGAGAAGAAGCCGGTTTCCCGCATTGCGGGAGCGGTGGCTAATGCTGCCGCGTATTTTACTGAAATCCCAATGATCGGACCATTTGCTAGAGCTACTGAAATAGGTGCCCGAGCAGTTGGTTCCATAGCAACATTATTTGGCTACAGTTCGCCTGTTATGTTGGAGTCATGTATGTATCGTCCTGTGACGACTTATAACATTTCTACGACAAATCAGCCGAATGAGAGTGCGAAGTTAACTGTTGATTGTAAACAAGAGTTAACTTTGGACCCTCGTACTGTAGGATTAGAGGGAAAAGACGAGATGTCGATCAAGTACATTTCGCAACGGGAAAGTTGGATGGCCAATTTCCCATGGGCTATTGGTACCACTCAAGAAACTTTGTTGTGGAACCATGTCGTCGACCCATGCTTACATTATATCCAAGGAGCTGAATTGCACATGCCTGCTGTTTGTTTTGCAAGTGTGCCTTTTAAGTATTGGAGAGGAACTTTGAAATATAGGTTCCAATTTGTTTGCAGTAAGTATCATAAAGGTCGTGTTAAGCTTGTGTACGATCCGACAGGAACTCCGTCGGGTGGTACAGCCGAGTACAACACTGCTTACACAACCATTATTGATATAAGCGATAATTCAGATTTTGAATTCGCTGTTGGTTGGGGACAAGCCGACCCGTATCGAGAGCACTTTCAGCTTGGTACGGCAGGACAAACGCAGATGTGGAATACTACACCTCTCACATTAACAACACCAGGTTCCAAAATTGGTAATGGAACATTGAGTATGTACGTCGTTAATGAGTTAACTGTGCCGAACAGCACTATTAACAACGATATTGAGGTAAATGTTTTCGTGTCTGCAGGAGACAACTTCGAGTTAGCAGTTCCTGATTCCACTGTTATGGAGCGATTGCGGTATCGTAACATCGATAACACGACAGCACCAGCAAGTCGTGAAGCGATTGAACCCCATGCAGGAGAGAGTGAAGAAGTGAACCAGGAGTCTAGGCCGGCTAATGTTAACACATTAGGCGCAGCCGCGCTAAGTGTACCCAAAATGGATGAAACTAATTTAGTTTATTTCGGAGAATCTATACATTCATTTAGGCAGTTGATTAAACGCTATTGTCGACACGGTATTCTTTCGGGCTCGGTTCATATGCCGGGCGAACTGGTTAGGTTGGTTTCACAAAGGTATTCATTACCTTACCAACCAGGCTATTGTTTCCCGGGCGCTTTTTCTGGAGATGGAGTTGTATATTCAGTTAATGGAGGTAGTTCCAAGTACGCTTATGGACATACCACATTGCTGAATTATCTCGTTCCAGCCTATGGAGGTTGGAGAGGAGGTGTCAGATGGATGGTGGATGCCACGCGTTTCGATAATTATTCTGGCGAATTGTCAAATATTACAGTAACGCGTAATACAGACGCAGATGGGTGTTTTGATTATTGGAACACTATGACCAACGCATCACATACGACTGCTGGACAAGCAGCTTTTATGAATGATAGACTATTATATAGCAAAACATTTGATGGACAGTTATACCAGTCTTCAGCCGTAAATCCGTTGGTTATGTTTGAAGTTCCTTATTACAAGAACCTGCGTTTTACACCTGCCAAGCGGCATGATGTTCCAAGTGCTCCTGATTCTATGCAACCTGGATGGTATTATGAAGCCACAATGTCATCGTCCGCGCGAGCTGGGAGCGAATTTGCCCCAACTTTTTGCGCTGCCGCAGAAGATTTTAATACTTTCTTCTTTCTAGGGGCTCCTATTATGTATTACGAGCCCATAGCACCTTCCTCGTAAAGAGGAACAATTTGGGGACAGACACCCCGTTAACAAATGTAGCTTATAATTTGTGCTAGCGGGAGAAAACAAATTATGGAGACAGACACTCCAGAACAATTAAATGTAGTTTAGATTTGTACTAGCAGGCGTGAACAAATCAACCGACAATTTCTCATGGAATGGCCCCATGGACGGTTCGCACGGTTAAATGCGAGTCGGTGACCGTAGCCTTGAGCTAACATTTGGTACGCATATGTTTACTCTCGACTTCGGTCGGGAGATGTTGAATGTGCGCCATAGCTTCAAGATGCGTGTCAGTAAACGTACTATTTTATTTAGTAGAAGGGGAGGAAATCCGTTGCACTACTTTATAATCTTACTGGCCAAATTTGC